TGGACGTAAAAATGCAAAGTCTCAGTCTTTAGCGTGCGTAGGTTCTTATGAAGCAATGGCATTTGGTGAAAATATGTCGGAAGTATACATTGGAGCTACGAAAACGGAACAAAGTAAAATTGTTTGGAATGAAATTAAAGCACAAATGAATGGCTGTGAAGATTTAAAAGGAAAGTTCAATATTGCGTATGGGAAAATTGAACATCTTAAAACAGATTCTTTTATTTCAGCATTATCAAAAGATGCTGGGAAATCTGGTGATGGACTGAATGTCCAGTGCGGAATTATTGATGAATATCATGCCCATCCTACTTCTGAAATTTATGATGTTCTGGTGTCAGGTTCAGGTGCTCGTCCGAATCCACTCATGATGATTATAACAACAGCTGGTTTTAATTTGAGCCATCCTTGCTATCGTGTGGAGTATCAATATGTTTCTAAGATTTTAGACCCGAACATTGATATTGAAAATGAAGAATATTTTGTGATGGTCAATGAATTAGATAAGGATGATGAGATTACGAATTCGGAAGTCTGGGAGAAAGCGAATCCCATTTTATGTAGTTATGAAGAAGGGCAATCTTTCTTAAAAGGAGAATTGCAATCAGCATTAGATGTCCCGGAAAAAATGCGGAATTTCCTGACTAAAAACATGAATCGTTGGATGGACATGAAAGAAAATGGGTACATGGACATGCAAAAATGGAAAAATTGCAAAGAAACAGTGGAATTATCTGAATTAAAAGGATTGGAATGTACAGTAGGTGTCGATTTATCAGCCAAAATTGATTTAACAAGTATTTCATTCGAGTTTAAAAAGGATGATAAGTATATCGTAATTAGTCATAGTTTTATGCCGGAAGATACATTAGCTGAAAAGAGGCAAACGGATAAAGTGCCTTATGATCTGTGGGTACAACAAAAATGGATTACGACAACACCTGGTGCGGTAGTTGATTATGAATTTATTAAAACACATATTAGAAATATGGAAAAAGACCATAAATTTAAGATTAAAGAAATATGTGCGGATCCTTGGAATGCAACGCAATTTATGCAAGACATGGAAGCGGAAGGGTATACGATGATAGAAATACGCCAAGGGATGGCTACTTTATCAGGTCCTACAAAAGATTTTAGAGAACAAGTGTATTTAAAGAAAGTCATTCACAATAACAATCCTGTATTAAATTGGGCAACAAGTAACGCTATAACAAAACAGGATGCGAACGAAAATATCATGCTGGACAAGTCAAAAGCAACAGAAAGAATCGATCCGATTGCAGCTGTCATTAACTCACATGTTCGATCTATGCTCAATTCTGGTGAGGTGGACTTAAATTCTTATATTTTAAGTCAAGATTTCTCATTCTAGGAGGAATGACATGCGCTTTTTATTATTTTTCATCAGTATTTTAGAAGATATTCTATTCATTTCGGGGTTGTCCATTATTGTTGGGACGACTTTTTTTATTCATCCAATTTACGGATGGTATCTGTTAGGGTTTATTCTCACTATGCTGGGGGTGGTAATGATAAGAAGATAGAAGGGAGGTGAAATTTTTGATTTTTCGGCAATTATTTAGAAATCAGGATACGACAGATTTAAAAAATCCTTCTCCCTGGTTTAAAAGTTTATTTGGATATCAAGCCGCAAGTGGTGAAAAGGTTACGGTTGAGTCCTCTTTAGGTGTCCCGACAGTTTATCGGTGTATTAACATCCTTGCAAATAGTGTTGCAATGCTTCCGTTTCAAACGTTTAAAAAGACAGCGAAGGGAAGAGAACGGGATAAGGCACATCAAGTATCGTTTGTTTTGGAAAGACGTCCGAATCCTTATCAAAGTCCATTTAAATTCAAACATTTAATTGAAACACATCGGAATACATGGGGAAATGCCTATATCAATATTCATTGGGGTGTAGATGGAAGGCCAAAAGAGTTGTGGGTATTAAATCCAGCTGTTACAACACCAACTGTGGACCTAGAGACCAATCAGCTATGGTATTTTACGAGTTTGCCTGATGGCACACCTATAAAAATACCTGATGATGACATCATTCATCTTACTACATTGTCTACTGATGGTTTAAAAGGTAAACCACCTATTCAAATTGCAAGAGAGTCTATCGGTAGCTCACAGGCGGCCCAAAAGTTTAAAGGTAAGTTCTTTACAAACGGTGCAGCGCATAGCGGGATATTGAAAACAGAACAACCGTTAAATAAAGAGGCTAAAAACAAACTTCGTGATGCCTGGGAAGAAGCAAATACAGGTCTAAATAATGCGCAAAGGATAGCCATTTTAGATGCTGGCTTAGAATTTGAGAAGGTTGGTATGCCTTTAAAAGATGCTCAATTTATTGAAGGGATGAAATTTGATAAAGGTGAGATTGCAAATATCTTTAATATTCCTTTGCACATGATTAATGAGTTAGATCGTGCTACTTTCTCCAATATTGAGCAACAGGCATTGGATTTCATTCAAAATACATTGAGTCCAATCCTTATTCAATATGAAGAAGAGTTTTCTTATAAAACATTTTCATTCAATGAACAAAAGCGTTACTATTTAAAATTTAATTTAACAAGTTTACTTCGTGCTGATTCTAAATCTAGAGCGGAATTCTACAAGATTATGTTAGATACTGGCGCTTTCTCGATCAATAAAGTATTAGATCTTGAAGATATGGATGGGATTGGGGAATACGGTGATAAACATCGTGTTGACTTAAACCATGTATCTATTGAAATCGCAGATGAATATCAATTGGCAAAAGCGAATGGAGGAGTATTACAGAAGGGAAGTGAGGACGATTAAAGACGTATTTACAATTAAAAATCAAACAGATTCTTCAGCTGATCTATTCATTTATGGTGACATCATAAACAATACCGGATGGAAATGGGACGATTCCGATGTTATGCCGGATGATGTGAAAAATATTTTAGGGCAGTTGGATGATAAAAGCAATTTAAATATCTATGTAAATAGTGGGGGTGGCTCCGTATTCGCTGGTTTAGCTATTTATAACATGTTAAAGCGCAATAAGGCTCAAAAAACTGTTTATGTAGATGGTGTTGCAGCTTCTATCGCTTCCGTAATCGCCCTAGCTGGTGATCGTGTTGTTGTCCCTTCTAATGCTTTCTTAATGATTCATAAGCCTTGGACATATGCAGTTGGAAATGCAATTGATTTCCGAAAAGCAGCAGAAGACCTGGATAACATTGAGTCTGGGATTATGAATGTATATAAGGAAAACTTAAAAGAAGGCATTGAAATTGAAGAAATTCAACAATTAGTAGATGCTGAGACTTGGTTAAGTGGTGAAGAAGCTGAAAAATACTTCAATATTGAAGTTGTGGAAGCAAAAGAAGTCGCAGCTTGTAGTAGTGATTACTTTGATAAATATCAGAAAACACCTAGTAAAGTAGTAGCAAAAGCACCTTCTATTCCAAAGAATGATTTGAATGAACAACTAAAAATTCAAAACGCACTAGACCTGTTAGAGCTATAGGTCTATTTTTTGTGCCAATATAAGGAGGAAATACTGAATGGATAAACATGAACAAGAATTAAGACAAAAAGTTGCTGATTTAAAAGCGAAAGCGGAAGAGTTTAATAACAGTGGTAAATATGAAGATGCAAAGGCAAAAATTGAGGAAGCGAAAAATGCGAAAAATGAATTGGATAATTATCTAGCAATGATGCAAATTCAAGTTTCTGACCCTGTAAATTCACAAGCAAAAGTTTTGCCTCCATCATCAGTTAAAAATGAAGATTCATCGTACAAAGAAGTATTTATGAAAGCTATTCGAGGTCAAAATTTAACTCATGAAGAAGCAAGCGTTATGCAGGAATACAAAGCGGCCTTATCTGAGAATACGGGTAAAGATGGCGGTTATATTGTTCCAGAAGATATTACGACAACTATCAATCAATTAAAACAAACGACTGATAGCTTAGAACAATATGTAAATGTACAGCCTGTTTCAACCAACAAGGGAGCTCGTACACTAGAAAAACGTGCAGCATCAACACCTTTTGCACCACTATCTGAGTATGGTAAACCGAATGCAATGCAAGAAATTGCTTCTCCTGAATTCGATCGTTTGTCTTATGTAATTGAGGATTATGCAGGTTTTCTACCAGTACCAAATGATTTATTAGATGATACAGATCAAGCTTTAGAAAGTTATTTACGTCAATGGATTGCGAAAAAATCTATTGCAACTCGAAACTATCTGATTTTACAAGAAATCAATAAATTAACAAAAGTTGATTTAAAGGATTATAACGGCCTTAAAAAGACATTAAACGTTACACTAGATCCAATATTTGCAGCAGCGGCTAACATTTTTACAAACCAAGATGGATTTAATTACTTAGACCAACTAGAAGATAAAAATGGTCGTCCACTACTTCAACCAGATCCAACAAATCCAACTCGTAAGCTGTTCGCTGGTAAGCCCGTTATTGTGTTGTCTAATAAAACGATTGCTACGGATAAAGATGGGAAAGCGCCTTTCATTATTGGTGATTTAAAAGAAGCAGTTATTCTTTGGGATAGAAAACAATTATCTATTGATATGACCAAAGAAGGTGGAAATGCTTGGAGAACAAACACGTCTGAATTTCGAGCAATCGAACGTGAAGACGTTACATTATGGGACCAAGAAGCAGTTGTGTATGGGCAAATTACAGTTGCACCTAAAACTGGAGCTTAATAAGGTAGGAGGTGCCCTTCTTGGTACTAACAGTAGAGGAAGCGAAAAAATATCTTCGTGTGGATGGTGATGAGGAGGACGATCTCATTACATCTTTCGTAATAGCAGCTGAAATATATATTAAAAATGCCACAAGTAAAAATGTAGATTTAAAAAGCGAGCTTGCTAAATTAGCAGCTCGTATTTTAATTGCTCATTGGCATGAAAATCGTGAAGCAGTTGGAAAAGCTGAACAATTGGCATTTAGTTTGCAATCAATATTAGTTCAGTTGCAATATTGTGGTGGTGATGCAAGTGAATCCAGGTAAATTAGATAAACGTCTTACATTTCAAGTGAAAGACGATGAAGCAAAGAGCTCAGACGGTGATCCAATAGGAGGTTATAAGGATTCTTTTACTGTATGGGGTTCTTTTATTTTTTTAAAGGGAAGAAAATATTTTGAAGCAGCATCAGCTAATAGTGAAGTTCAGGGTGAAACGGAAATACGATTTCGCGCAGATGTGAATGCTGATATGAAGATTAAGTATAAGAACGTAATGTATGACATTATTTCAGTTATTCCAACTGAAAAACACACTTTATCAATCATGTGGAAGCGTGGTGGAATGAATGGCTGATGGTGTTGATTTTTTAGGTTTTGATCGTTTGATATCTGAATTAGAGCAAATGGGCTTACGTGGAGAAAAGATTGAAGATAAAGCCCTTGCAGCAGGCGGCGAGCCTATTCGAAAGGCTATTTCTGAAAGAGCGCCAAGAAGTGATAGTCCTAAAAGAGCAACAAAAAGCGAACCGTGGCGTAC